ATCATGGCAAGAAAAATAACAGGCGGACTTGTAGGTAGTTCAACACTAGTAGGAACTGTTCAAATTTCGCCCGACTCAGCCTTGTCCACAGCGGCGGATCAGAATATCACTCTTAGCCCGGGCGGACCTGGCCAGGTTGTTTCTACTGCAAATGTTCAATTAAATGCACAGACTGATTTGCGATTCGCAGATAGTGATAGCTCAAATTGGGTGGGATTTCAAGCTCCTGCAACAGTAGCAGCTAATGTAACATGGACACTGCCAGCTGCAGATGGCACATCAGATCAAGTACTAACCACTAATGCGTCAGGCACACTATCGTGGACTAGTAAATCTGTAACAGTTTCTGATCAAACAGCGTCTGCTACTACACATTATCCGTTGTTCACTACAGCTACCTCAGGAGCTATCACTAGTTCAAATGTGTCAACTACTAAAATGACGTATCAGCCAAGCACTGGTAGGTTGAGTTTAGCAGGTGCCTCTGCTGCTTCGAGCACTACCACTGGAACCTTAGTAGTTACTGGCGGTGTTGGTATCAGTGGTGCTTTGTATGTAGGTGCAGATATATATTCATATGCATCTTCAGATAGCAGACTAAAAGAAAATCTTTCAAAGATTGATAACAGCCTAGAAAAATTGTTAAAATTATCAGGATATCAATATCACTGGAATAAAATTGCGCAAGAAATGTACCCAGAACGCACCATGCAGGACGTGGGAGTTATTGCTCAAGAAGTAAAAGAAGTAATACCATCAGCTGTAGTTGAAAGAGATGACGGGTATCTTGCTGTAAGATATGACAAACTAATTCCCTTGCTGATAGAGGCTGTTAAATCTCTAAAAGAAGAAATTGAAATTATGAAAAGAGAGAATTAAGAATGCCAGTACAGTTATCAAATTGTGGTATTATCTATGCAAACGGACAGCACCAGTGCCGCATTGAAGAACAAAACGAAATCTATGTTTGGAATGTCAACAATTGGACACCAGAGAATGGTGGTCGCTGTTGCGCTTTTACGGTTCCTACTGGAACCACATCGATCAAATTTGAAATACTATCAGGTGGTGGCCCAGGCGGCTCATCAGGTGGTGACTTCGACCACGGGTGTGGAGGTCAAGGTGGCAATTATGGAGTAAGAACACTGCAAAAATCAGTGCATGGATTCACAGATGGCACAGTATACACAGTGTGTGCTGCTGGCACATCAAACTGTAGCTGCTGCTGTTCATGTAACCAAAATTGTCGCCACGGATGCACCAGTTTTGTTAACGGCACTGGCTTGAGCAACTTCTGTGCTATTGGCGGCATGGGTGGGTCAACTTCATGGGACATGATCTCACAGTGTTATAACTGCCACATTGGTAATGTTCAATGCAACGTGGGCAACTATAATGCTGGTTGGATTACCAACGTGTGTGACTCGCCAGTATACGGATCCGATATGTGTTTTAGAGGAACATCGGGATCATACAATGCTCAATACGACTGTTGCGCTGATCACTTTTCTGTTGCAGGAGCACCTTCTGGACCAATTTCAGCACAACACGGAATTGGCGGTAAACATATGTGCGTGGGTAACTTGGCCTGCTGTTCAGCACACGCAGCTTTCCCAGGTGGTGGTGGTGCAGGCCACGCAACCGCATCAGTTAGTGCATGCTGGGGCAGCTTTGGCGCCGGTGGCCTTGTTAGAATAACGTACAGTTAAGGAGAAATTAGAAAATGCCAGTACAATTATCAAATTGTGGTATCGTGTATGCTAATAGCCAGCATCAATGTAAAATCGCAGAACAGTATGAAATCTATGTCTGGAATCCCAACAATTGGACACCAGAGAATGGTGGCCGTTGTTGCGCTTTTACAGTGCCCACGGGAACCACATCAATTAAGTTTGAAATACTATCAGGTGGTGGCCCAGGTGGCTCATCAGGTGGTGACCACGACCACGGCGCTGGTGGCCAAGGTGGCAATTACGGCGTAAGAACACTGCAAAAATCAGTGCATGGATTTACAGATGGCACGGTATACACGGTGTGTGCTGCTGGTTCATCAACCTGTAGCTGCTGCTGTTCATGTAATCAAAATTGTCGTCATGGATGCACCAGTTTTGTCAATGGCACTGGCTTGAGCAACTTCTGTGCTATTGGCGGCATGGGTGGATCAACTTCATGGGACATGATCGCAAACTGCTATAACTGCCACATTGGTAACACACAGTGTAGCGTAGGTAACTACAATGCCGGTTGGGTTAACCATGCCTGCGATACACCAGTATACGGGTCCGATATGTGTTTTAGAGGAACAACTGGATCATACAATCATCAATACAACTGTTGTGCTGATGCGTTTTCAGTAGCAGGTGGCCCAAGCGGTCCGTGGACGGCTCCTCATGGAATTGGTGGTAAACATCGCTGCGTAGGCAACTTGGCCTGCTGTTCAGCACACGCAGCTTTCCCAGGTGGTGGTGGCGCAGGTCACGCAACTGACTCATCGAATGCCTGCTGGGGCAGTTTTGGCGCTGGCGGCCTTGTTAGAATAACGTATAGTTAAGGAGAAATAAATGGCAAATATAACCAAAATGCTAACATATAGTATACCGGATCATTTGTATTCGTTGGAAAATACGTTAGGTAAAACCAGTACACAGTTATACGAAGGCCCAGAAGAAATAGTCATGTGGCTCGATAAAGAAACTGGGTATTTGATGCAGGCGTTTGCACCAGAAGACGAACCAGATCGTCCGCTTCCATTGGATCTGAAAAGAGAAATATTAAAAGCAGACACTGACATAAACTGCTGCAAAATTGGATTGATCTATGGCGGATTAGAAAAACCAAAGATCTACGAAGTCGCCGTCGGCCCGGCTGATCAACCAAATGCCACAGTTGTAGATCCTTCTGACATCAGAATTGTTTATGATAAACAAAGCGTAACTGAAGATTATACAGCACCGCTTAAATTCTTTGAGTACAAAAGAATTAGAGATGATGCTTTTATTAGAAATATGAGAGATGCAAAACTAGCTGCAAGTGATGGCAAAATTTCTCCAGATATGCCAGAAGCTCTAAAACAACAATGGCTGGATTATAGACAAAAACTCAGAGACCTTCCTGCAGATTGGGCAGATGTTCCTAATTATCTTGTGAGATTTCCGCGGAGTCCTGAAGACGGGCCTAACATGGAGTTTGAAGATGAGCACGTTCAGGTTATTAGAATCGAAGACAGAGATGCCTCCGATGCTGATGCTTTACAAAATCTACCCCCAGGCGTTTATTAATTTCGAATAGTATTGTGCTGGCAACAGCACAATACCCAACGCTCGCTCACATTATTCTTAGAGGCGCAGCCCTCAAAATAAATATCGTACTAGATAACAAAGGTTACGATATCAATGAAAAAAGCATTTTTTATAAATGGCGGCGCAGGTCGAGTACTATGTGCAATTCCCGCACTAGAGCACTATGTTAAAAATACTGATCCAACAGCAGTCATTGTTGTTGAAGGTTGGATAGATTTATATTTGACCAGCAAAATTTTAGCAAGTAATGTGCATCATGCCACCGACCCAAATCTTTTTGAAAAATTAAAAGATAGAGAAATCATAACTCCCGAACCGTATAAACTAAACGCATACTTTACTCAAAGATGCAATCTTGTGCAGGCGTTTGACATGTTGATCAACTACGATGTTCCGCCCGAAATCATTCCAGAAACAAAAGAATACGATATCTTTATTGGCAAAAAGGATATAGCACAAGCAAACGAGCTAGTCAATGAAGCTAGAAAGCATTTTAAAAAGCAACAAGTAATAATCTTCCAACCATTTGGAAAAACAGCTGGTATACAAGGCAATACTATCATTGACGAAAGTGGTAGATCATTTGAAGTTGATGATATTATAAAAATACTTGAAGAACTGAATAAAGATTATGCTGTTATAATGATGAGCGAGTTAAAAATTCCTGGAAACAGAGCACTAGGAGTAATGGTACCAGAGAGTGTTAG